GGATATCGATTCATTAGCTTGTCTCTACACCAAACATGTTAAAGCTAAGGCCGGTGTCACTTGCATACACCTTGACCACATCGCCTTGATTAAGTGTTAAACCCAGAACGGCTGAAAATGTCGTGTTCGCCGCCATTACTGTGTCGTAATACAAAAATTGCTTGTCATTTGCTGTCGCGCCGCCTACATGCACACTGACTCTAAACGTGCGCTGATGCCCTGTGCGATTACAAACGACCAAAGAGCTGACAGTGGTTTGGTTAAGATTTGGCACTGTATATAAGACGGTGGTGGTGGTTGCCGCGGCATCCACTTGGCCCAATACCTTGATCTCGTCAGCCATTGCCAGCTCCCATCAACAAGAACTGGAACCGGCGCAAGGCCAAAGATGAGTTCTTGTTGGTCTTGTTTGTGTTGCCTTCCACTATGCTAGATATGTCTTGTAGCGACTGCTCTATCGTTCGGCGTGCAACCTGCTCGTTTTGTTGCTCGTATTCTTTGTTGGCTACCGGCAGTGTCGTGTATCTAGACATTAGCGCTTCCCATCCGTGCGTATGTCAAAGCGCAGATCACCGAGCGTCCAGCCGTACTCAGACCCGTTAGTGGTGATCTTGACGATAACCTCTCTGGATCTAGCCCGGATATGGTACTGGCCTGTGCTGTTATTTATTGACGCAGTATCCAGCAATGTCTCCGTGTTGAGCGGAAAATCCTTACCAAGGATTTCCAGCGACAAGTCTACAGCGGTCGAGTTACCCCGAAACGTAAAGTCCGGAATAACACGCCTCATCGCTACGAACGACTCACCGTCGCCCAACCCAATCCCCCCGGAAGCTACAAAGGCGTTCAAAGGCTCGCCGTCAGCGCTGTGCCCGAATTCATGCAAATAAAGGTAATTGTTGTTTATGTCTGACAAGTCATTTGAGGCCCCAACCGGATACTCCTTGGTAGGTGCGTGTATGTATGCGCCCCGGTCCAGCGTCCCGATTGTCCAGTTATCTTCTAAGTAGTTATATGTAACGTAGTTAGTAATATCTGCGCTCGCACCGCCAACTGGGTAGTGCCATGTTACCTCAGAATCGTCAGGATTAGTCGTTGCGTATATCTTGAATCTCTGGTCAAACTGCAAATTAGAAAAGACATAATCCAAAACAGAGCACGGCAGTCTTTGTACCGCGCCTCGGTAGACATAAAACCCTTCTCGGTCCATAAAGAAGACCGCGTCAGCCGCCGCAACTCCCGCCTTGGGAGATATCATGCTGACGTTCTCCGCTACGGGAGAGAACGAGTAGATGAACGGAGCGCCAATAAAGCGCATAGCCTGTATGCCGACATCCGTGAACACCAGTATTTCCTGTCTGGTCTTGATAGCCCCGACAATCGTGGTGCCTGTAGACAAAACCTGACCGCCAGAGCTGTTTGTTGAGGTCGGCGTCCACACGCCTGCATTCTCCTGATCTGACCATCGAATTAAGAGAGGGTCTATGCTGGATGAGCCAAGCGCGTTACAGCCAAAACAAATGACGTGACGGTCAATATCCGACACCATAACCTGTAGCGCCGCGGTCGGCGTGTCTGACGCCCCGCCCAAAGATGAAAGCGATATTGCCCGCGCTGACGTTCCAGAGCTTTCATCCCAGAAGAAAACGCCCCCCGACCTTGGGTTAAACACTAGGTCATCGCCAAAGGCGTCTTGGCTATACAGGCGGAGTTGATTAGAGACTGTCAGGTCAACAGACTCACCAAACGCGGGGATGCCCCAGCCTCCTACGCCCCAGCCTGTGCTGTCCACATAGAAATTGGTGCCGGTGTTGATCTGGTAGGTGCCGACCACAGACGAACCGCCATTGCCCGTATCGCTACTATTTGCGGTGACGGCGGCGCCACTGGTGTCTTTTGCTGTGACGTTGTAGGAGTTGTCGTTAACAATCAGGCTGATCTGGTACTCCTGATTCAGCACTGCCGCGGTGACATTGCCGCCCAGAGACGCGGCGCCAGAGAACGTCACAAAGTCGCCCTCTACCGCTCCATGCGCTGTGTCGCTTACGACCAGCGTAGATGACCCGTTACTCGCGGCAAAGGTCACATCGCCCGCCGCCGTGATCCCTCTTATGGGTGTTATGTCAGAAAGGATTCCGCCAGTCTCAACATAAAACTTTAGATTGGTGCCAATGCCAAGATACTTATTGCCGTCAGCCGATCCCCAATCGAACAGAGACCTTGCCACACCCTGTATTGCGGTGCTGATGTACTTAGTCCAGCCGCCGATGGTCTCAACGCGACCCTTGCGGAAGCGAATTTTGTCGCCGTCAAACCAGCCGGAATCTGCGCTGTACTCCGTACCTTCTTTGTCTATTCCCGGCTTGAAGGCAATCTTAGTCAGCGCCACTGTAGTCCCTCAATAAACCCACATAACTGGTGTGGAATTTCTCCTGTCCACATGGACAAATGTCTTGGCCACGCCAATACCATTGAAGCCCATTTCTATTGCCTTCCAGACAATTAGCATGCGCTCATGACCGTCTCTAACCTGTATGTCTGCCGCAATGCCGTGGGCGTGCATCCCCGGCTTTTCTTTCTTGGCTTCTATGCTGTGACTGTGCGACCGATATCCCGATGTGACGATGAACGGAAAACCACATGCTTCGCGGAGTTCGTCCAAGTCCCTGATAAAATCAAGGTCCATTTCGTTCTCGCCTGTTTCCTGACAATTAAAGTCAGACAGGTTGAAGTACTTAAAATTCATCACTCTTTTTTGCCCGAACCCAAGTACAGGCCAAACGCACCCGTCAGGGAGCCGGTCATAACAGACACCAGACTAGCCTGCTCAAAGTTAGGGTCGGGCAAGCCCATAAACCACTCAACAACCCGATACGTCATCACCATCATGGCAAACATCAGTACGCGGGGTAGTATCCTCCAGCGATCTAGACCTTCCGGTGTAATCACTCACAGCCACCACATCGCCAGCAATACGACATTCAGCGCAACGGCGGCAATAAACAGCATTCCCGCCTCCCATTCAGTAAGGTGCATGACACGGGACTTTAAGTACTTCCCTGCGGCCTTTATCGGGTCAAGCATAACTATTTCTCCCTCGCTACGTTTTTGGTCTTTTCAAACGTGCGGAGACCACCCAGTCCCAGCATCCCGAGCAGTACCGTGAGCAGGCTTTCCATCTCAAATACAGGAAGTGGAGGGGTCTCAGCGCCAGAAATAGCAATGCCAAATACAGCAAGAGGCTGGCCCACAAAGTGCCAAGCCAAAGCAACACCGCAAGTCCACCCCACAAATGGGCGCCAGCCTGCGACAAACATTGACTTGTGCGCCGCAGAAACTTTATTGATTTCGATCTGGCCCTTGGCAAGTTCATGTGCGTGCCTCTCTGACATAGTGGCGATTTCATGGGCCAGCCTGTTTCGCTCGTCAGCATCCGGGATAAACTTGTCCAGTAGCCCTGTAACGGGGGCTATAAGAGATTCAAGCATGATTAGTCCTTAGAACGTGGACAGCGCCACGCGCTTCCAGCTATTAGTGGCCACGCAGACGTATATGTAGTTGCTGTCGTAGGCAATTTCGCCTTTTGTGCCTGACGCGGATGAGTTAGCTGGGGTCTGGGTTGTGTCGATCCTGATGTGATCGCCTGTTGTCACTAGCGCCGAAAACGTGCCTGCGCCGGGGGTAGAGGCGCCAATATTGGTGCCGTCAATGTCTCCGGCATTAATATCTACCGTGGTCAGAGTGGATGTGCCCGAGGCAGTCAGGTTTGTAAATGTCGCGGCGGCGGCTGACGCGGCGCCAATTACGGTGCCGTCAATTGCCCCGCCATTGATGTCTGCACTGCTAAATGAAGATGAGCCTGTCGATGCGATATTGCCGGTTACGTTGCCTGTGACATCACCGGTCACGTCCCCAGTGATATTGCCAGTCACATTTCCAGTCACCGCGCCCGTAACATTACCGGTCACATTGCCGGTCACATTGCCGGTAACATTTGCTGTTAAGTTGTCAGCAACAAGATCAACAAACACCTGCGTGACTGTGGCGCCTGACCCAGTGCCGCTAAACTTCAGTACCGCATCTTTGCCGTTCGCCAGCTCAAAGTCGTTAGATGCGCTGTATGTGCCTTGAAACAGGATGACCGATCTTGATCCAGACAGGCTGTTGCGCACAAAAAGTATCTTTTCCGCGTCATTCGGGGTCAAGCGAACATATGCCGTGGCACCAAGATCACCGCCGTCAGTCAGCTCAATAAACTTATTCCTGCCGTTGGAGACAGCTCCGTTTGTGACAGGTATGTCTGTGGGAGAGCCGGAGCTTCCGGCAGACGACAGTGTTAGCGACAATATGCCGTTAATCGCCTGATCTAAAATGTCAAAGTTGGTGTTTGTCGTGGCCCCCCACAGGCCGGCCTGCTCGCCGGTCGTGATCTTTTCAATGCCAAGATTTGTTGTATATGTGCTAGGCATGGTCTCCCCTACGCCGCAATTTCAACCCAGTTCGGGTCTTGATTGACAATAATTTCGTTCCAAGAAACAACGGACGCTCCCGATGTCTGGCCTGTTCCAGCAACGCCTGTCACAAACACCTTTATTTGAGCATTTGGAGCAACAATGCCGACCTGACCCTGCAACCTTGGTGAGGTAATAGCGACAGCAACGCCCGATCCCTGCACAACCGTGACAGCCCCCGGAGTGCCCGTTGCGGCAACCCCTGTCGGACTGACATTGGCCCCGCCAATAACGCTGACGCTATCTACCTCGCCCGTGGCAGATACGCCTGTAACGGGAACATTTGCGGCGGCATTGATGACAACGCTACCTACCGTGCCGGTGCCCTCTACTCCTGTAACCGAAGCGGCAACGCCGGTAGTAACGTCAATTGTGCTGTTGATGTCTTCAGCAAGACCCGCAAACGGCTCTTCGGCAAAAGACAGTCCGCCAAACAGCGAGCCGCCTAGCTCTGCTTTATTACCGCCAACGAGGCCCGTGGCAGAAACACCGGTGACGGCGACCACGTCAGGCAAGGATGCAATTGCAGTTCCGACTGCCGCTGTAGCGGCTAATCCAGTGACGCTGACAGACTCACTAAACACAACGCCACTTATCTGAGCTGTGGCTTGTAGTCCCGTTACAGAGATGCTTCCATCTGTATTAACGGTTATGAGGAATGGAGTGCTGTTTTCTGACGCAAAAGGCGCTTCAGCAAAGGAATTTTCTGTGATCGCACCCCCATGCTCTTCTGCGGGGTTTGGAAGTGCGCCCTTGGCAGAGACGCCAGAGACGTTGACGGAGACGCCAGCCATGACTTACTACTTGTCCGCCTTTTGGTCGATCTTAGCCTCTATCTGATCCAGCTTTGTAAAGAGCCGCTGAACGCCGTCTTGAAACTCTTCCCTGCGGACGTATTCTCCAGCCACCAGCACTTCGACACGGTTAACTTTGTCAATAATCATGTCATCAGTCTTTTCCAGCATGCGCACAGAGTCCCACAGAGTTTTAAGCAACCAGCCAAAAATGCCGCCAGCAAGGGTGATAATCGTGTTTACCATACCCTGATCCATTACCACCCCCTGCCAGCGGATAAATAATAGCTAGCCTTCCCAGCCCGAATCATTTTCATCGTACTGGCCATCGCCGTTAGTGTCGCAGTAGCGTTGCCATGAGACCATGTTAAACGTCAAGCCCTCGCTCCACGGGGCATACTCTTTGCACCAACCGTGCGAGCCAACCGCAAACTCGTCTGTTGGCTCCGGAACGTAATCACGCTTGCTCCAAGGGCTTTGAGCAACAAAATACAGGTTGCCGTTGTTGTATGTGCGCTGTGTATACAAGGTCGCGCTTTTTTCGCCGATGTAGACATCTTGGCCTTCACCCACGGTGTACGTTGAGCCGTCTTCATAATTGATGACGGTCTGCGCCGAGGCGCCCAAAGAAAAGAAAACAAAAAGTACAAGCAGTGCCATTACTGTCAAGTCAAGCGTATTGCGCATTATGCGGTCCTCAATAATTGGATTAGGTTGATGGTGAAGTAAACAATGCCGCCAGCAACAATCAAACCCATGCTTACTGCTGACACGTCAAGCATAAATCGTTGTCGCTTGCGTTGCTTGTAAATAATACGCTCGCGCTTTGCCCGAATGTCGCGGCGCATTTGCATCATCTCTTTGTATGTTTCAACGCCGTATGCCCAAGTAATTAACTCTCGGACCTGCTTTTCCTGCTCTTCTATCTTTTTTTTTGCAATTACAGCGTTTAATGCTTGCTCCTCAACAGAGGCGCCATCAAACATCTTTTTGAAGAGGGGTGGCTTTTCCGCTTCGCGCTCGGCCTGATTAATGTCAGATACCAGCGTGTACCAGTGACCAAGTTTCTTGGCCACATGCTCTATTTCGGCTCCTTTACTTACCAGTACCTGCAACCCCTTGAAGGTGGTCGAGGCCATCGCTACCAGTGATAAGGGGTCCATTCATTGCTTACTCAGGCTTTGTGGGCCAAGTAATAGTGCCGGGGAAGTTTTCCTGCTGTGGTACGTCACGCAAAGCCTGCCTGTAAGTCGCCATATCTGCTGACATGGTTACATCAGACAGCCCGTAGTGGTCTGT